TGTAAATGTTATTATAAGTAAAATTATAAAAATTGTCAAAATATTAATTTTTCTTTAGGTTGTTTTGATAAAATGTCTTTTTGCATAAACTCAAATCCAGTATTATTGATTTTCATTTTTAATCTAATAGGTTCTTCGTGTGGTGTTGGACGACCACCTGTCTCGTTTTCTTTTACTTTTAAAATATATAAATTAGAATACATCCACTCCGTAGGATGACTTGTGTATCTATGTATGCATATAACATCATCTGCTCTATTTCCCCATTTACCACCACCTTCTACATCAGCCATAGATAAAGGTTTAGATAAATTACCATATTCATGATTTGCTGGATGTGTTCTTCTTAACGCTTCTGTTACACCGTGTGCATTTAAAAATATAGTTATATTATTAGTTTTAGAAAACATTCTAAACTCGCTAGCAACTTGATAATCATACTCGTGACCACCAACAGCTTTTAACAATGTGTAATCTTTTGCTAAACTATTATAAGGGTCTACTAACAAACCGTGATAATCCCATGCATCTTTTATTGATTGTGATTCTTTAATTAATTGCTTATAAGTATAAAGATCTTCTACATCAATAATTTTAAAATGTTTATCACACCAACTAACTGCATCTTCTATTTGACTATCAGAAGCTTCTTGAATTGGTTTTCCCATTTTAAATTCAATTATTTTTCTAACAATACTTTGTGGAGTATTTTCACTTGACCATATTAAAAACCTTAATTTATGCTTTATTGCCCAAACAACAAATAAATAACATATAACAGTTGTTTTACCTGTGTTTGCATGTCCTATTAAAAGATTAAAATTACCTTGTTTAAAACGTAAATACTCATCTATTCCTTGTACTCCAATACCAAGACCTTCTTTAACTCTTCCATACTTTACATCTAATATTTTTTCCTTAATTGCTTTGCTTTGCGCTATCATATTGATTGTGTTGTTTTATTGTATTTTTTTTCTACTGCTAATGAGTTTTCATCTAATTTTGGAACGTAATAACCTACAATTGGATTTACTTTATAATTCCAAAAATCATCAGGCATTTCTCCTTCTGTTATTTTTTTCATAAATATATAAAAAAAAGGGGAGTATTTTCGTTTCTTTTACATTTTAAGTAATGCAATAGGTTCTCGACAATATCCCCTTTTAAATTAAAAATCTAAATCTACTTCTGTTTCTCTGGCAGGTTGTTGATCCTGGCTAGTAACTTCACTATCAGTTTTAACTATTTTCCAACCGTTTATTGAATTAAAATACTTTGTTTCTCCTTGTGGATTTACCCACTCTCTACCACGTAAATTAATACCAATACTAACAAAATCATTTTCTGCAAATTGGCTTAAATAATCAATAGAATCATTTACAAATTCAACACAAATAACTTGTGGCCAATCTGAAGATCTATCAGTTTCTAAAATTAAATTAGCTTTTTTCATTCTATCAGTAATTTGTACTGCTTTTTCTATTTTCTTAATATAACCTGTAATTTCCATTTTTATTTATTTAATAATTGTTCAACTTCTTTTTCTATTTTGTATTTACTTTTAATATTATCTAAACTACCACCATCTGCAATATACTGTTTAGCTTTTGTAAAGGCTTCTGAATTTTTTGATAATGTTGGTTTATCAACTTTTAAGTTTGAATTTACCTTATTTAAACCTTTTCCACCAGCTATATTAGCATCATCATCTACAGCTTGTAAACCAAGAAGTGAAGCCAAAGTATATCTTCTATAATATGTAATAGCAGAACCTAGCTTTTGTGGGTCATTTATTTCGGGTAGTTTTAAAGCTGATATAACACCTCCTGTTCCATCTACACAAATTAATTTACTATAGACCATATCTTCTTCTATTGGTTGTAACAATAAAAGTCTATGTTTTTTTAATAAAGGCTGTAATTGTTTTATTAGTGAATTTATATCAAAGTATTTTGACTTGTAAAAAGGGTTTTTAGTGTCTTTACTAACAGTACCTATTTCCTGTTGTAATTCGAAAAGTTTTAAATTAATTGTTTTGTCTTTGCTCATTGTTTTTTGTTATTAAAATTAATTGTTTTTTAGCTAATTCTAGCTCATACTCTAGTTCTAATACTTTTCCGTAGAGTTCTGGTTTAGTAAATTTATCCATATTATTTTGATTTTATACAAATATAAACAATTTTTGAATACAACGCAAAAAAAAGGGTAAGAATTAAATCCTACCCTAATTTCAAAACAAAACAAAGGATCAAAGAAATGTTTTTAATTTTTTACTATAGTAATCTATCATGTCTAAAATATCTTGTGTAGAATATTTAATAATGTTTTTACTTAACAAATATAACTCATCTGAAAGATCTTCTCCTAGTTTTTTTGAAAATTTATATTGTTCTCCATATCTATATACATTACAAGCTACACATTGTGGTTTTACATTACGTTCATCCCAACGTATAGAGTAATGTTTTCTACTCATAAAATGGCCTGCTTGGATTTCTTTCCAAAAGAACGTCTTATCGCAAGTAATACAAGTACAATTTCCATTGTTGTCCGCATTAGATAATCTTATATATTGGCTAAATACCGTATCTAGTTTTTTAACTAGTTTACTTCTTGTAGGTTTTTTAGCTTTTTTAGGCATTATTAATCAAGATGATTTAACAAAAGTTTACCGTCGGTTTCGTTAATTCCTTTTATTTGTTTATATAAATGCTTACTATCAGATTTAACTTTATTTTTTTCAGCTTTAGTAGAATCAACACCTAAATTTGTATATTGAATTGCATCTAATTCTAATATAGTATCTGTTCTTTCTTTTACTGATAATTGAAAATCTTTAGCAATCTTTTCTGCTAGTTTTCTTATAGTTAAATCTTCTGACATATTTAATATATTTTAAAAATTAATAAACCACTAACCCACCAAAATTACAACCTTTTTTTTTAAGTTGTAAACTTTATGACAATAAACATATTAACAATTTTTATTTATGTTTACTATTTCCAAATACTTTTTCTACTCCTCTTGAACCAAAATATCCTCCTATTACTATAGATAGCAATCCAGTTATAGAGTCTAATGGATAATTTAAGTACCAACCAATAACATAACTTATTGTTAAAAAAATTAAAGTCAAAGGCCTAACATTAGATGCTAACCAACTACCTGATCTTGCATCTGCTACCCATCTACGAGTTGTTCCATCAATTTCAGCACGTTCTAGGTCAAGTTTTTTCAATGCAACTTGTTTATCATCATCGCTCATTTCTGAACCTCCTATAATTGCTTGAATTACATTTCCCGCTAATGTATCACCTGCTACAGCTCCTACAATATCAGGTATTTTCTCTAATAAAAACTGACCTACTTTGGTATCTTTAAATTTTTTTTTGTCTTCCATAGCGTACTTCCTACGGTATTAGTATGTCCAAACAGAGTTTTGCTTAGAGTCATCTGTGTCACAATGAATAAAGGTTTTTGCGACTCCAATTCTACTAAATCCTGCTTCAATAAGTGCAGATAGTATAACATATCTTTCGTGTCCATTTGACACTGCAATATCTGCTGCGACTCCAATAAGGTGTGATGAGTTTGGTACTCCACCAACTTTGGTATTATGTTCTTTTGTTCTATAACCACTTGTAATCTTGAATGAGATTCCTGCAATGTCTCTTGCGTGGTCAAGTTTATGAAGAAAGTTAATATCCATATTCTTACCTGAATCAGGAAGAGAAGGACAGTCAAATTCCGATAAAGAAAAATGATTAAGGTTCATACAAACAAAGCTAATAAAAACATAAGTATAAAGAAAGATACAAATATGACTTTCATTTTATCAAAACTTTCTCCGTTCCAATTAGTGATATACCAATCCTTTACCCAATCGATTGCTTTACCACCAAGTTCTTTAATCTTATCCATTACTTTCTTTTTTTATCTACTTTTAAATACTCTAAGTCTTTCATAAAATCACGCATTTCTAAGGTTATTTCTCTAACCTCTGCTTCTAATGCTCTTTGATTCTTCCAAGTATATTCCTTTTCGTTGTATTTAAGTTTTGAGACCTCTGACGTATTAGCATCTATCTTAGCACTTAACG